AGACTTAATATATAGCACCGTCGCACTAGGATTTACATTAACAATGGGTAATATTGTATCGAATTGGGTTGAATATAATAATTAACAATATTAATTAACAATATTAATTAACAATATTAATTATATATCTATTATAATAATATTATATTATATATAATATAATGTATGTATCATATAGAAAATCGTTAACATGGTATGGGTTTAGTTTATTTTTCCTATTCGTATACGCTGCATATAGTAACGCTAAAGGAAGTTTAACATATATACAACAACAATTGTTGATTTCAAGTAGTATATTATATCCAATTATATTCTGGTATTTATTAGGGAAATTAACAGGAAGTTCTATATTATTTGAGAAAACAGCAGTGGCATTATTCATGTATGTTAATTGGTACTATTGGACATATGCTATTACAAATAAGATTAATACAATGTATGGTACTATAAATAATTAATATCAGTCAATGTGATATCAACCAACTTACACTAAATAAAATATTAGTATAATAAAATATTAGTATAATAAAATATTAGTATAATAAAATATTAGTATAATAAAATATTAGTATAATAAAATATTAGTATATATTATACTATGAATTCATATGTTACCAAAATATTAACACAGTCTCAAATAACAACATATACATTGCTTTATTTAATTCTTTTTGGATTATTAAGACCAATGGTATTAAATATTAAGTTTGATGGCAACAGTGCAATTATGTCATGTCTTGCTTTTTTCTTATGGATTTTTCTGTCTAAATGTATAACATATATGATTGTATAATCTATAATATTCAGTGTCTTATATACTAAATATACTTAAACATATGTCATTTTTTTTGTGTAATGAATACAAATAAACCAACTGGAGTAACAGAAGTTATTAAAAAAAAAAGAGGTAGAAAACCAAAATCTAAACCAGATGATGATGGACAACATGTTATAGTACCAGTTGGTAAAAGGGGGCGTAAACCTAAAAATGCACCCGTAGCATGTTCATTTGAAAATAAACAAATAACGTTACCACATGATAATCTTATAATACATTTACCGATTAAATCATCTGATATGAGTGAGATGCTTAATATAAATTATACGAAACACTCCAGTCGAGATTTATCACCAAAACCATATGAAGTTGAAAATAATTTCGCATATATCAAATCTAATAAACTATCAAACCTAGATTTACCCGATAAAAAACACACATCACTATTTGTAAACAATAATATAAAATTATTAAATACAAACATCGAATTCTATAATAATCAAACACGAGAAAGATTACCTGATAAAACACACCAGTATTGCCAATGGTGTTGTTGTAAATTCGATTCATCTCCTATTTCGTTACCGATGTCTAATATAAATAATAAATTCTATGTAACCGGATGCTTCTGTAGTTTTAATTGTACCATGGCATATAATTTTGATAAGAATTATACAAACAAATGGGAATATTCGGCGTTATTACATTTATTATATAAGAAGATTTATAACAAATATGTTAAAATTATACCATCACCTCCTAAAGAATTACTTAAAATATTCGGCGGACCATTAACAATAGAAGAATACCGTGAGAATTTATTTACAAATGATTATACATACTCAGTTATATATCCCCCGATTATATCAATTATACCAGCGGTGGAAGAGATTACAAATACGAATAAAATGAAAGATGATTTGTATATACCGCTTAATATGGATCTAGTGGATAATACACCACTGTCTATTACGTCAAAATTAACAAAAGAACCAATTATTAATAATGTTCAACATACTTTATCATCTTATATGGATTTAAGTGTAAAAAATACTTGATTTATATACAACACTTACCATATATAATTAAAGATATATATATAATTAAAGATTATATATATAATTAAAGATAACACATATGTCAAAATTATCAAACGAAGAAGTTAAATATAATAGTATAATGGAAACGCAAAAATCATTAGTTGAATTAGGGAATATTCAACAAAAAGAGAAAACTAGAGTTGAAACGATGGAGAATAAATATAGATATTTAGAAAATGATATATCAACAAATATGACATATTCTATTTTAATTATTAAGATAAATGACATTTTAACAAAACGAATTATGAATGATAGACGAGATGAATTAATGAAGTTATTTAAGGTATATAATGATTTCTTTGTACTAAATAAAGACATCTTAATAAATATGGAGAAACACACTTATAAACTAGAAGATGATTATAATTCTTTAAGATCAGAAAACAACGAAACAAATAAAGAATACGATGAAAAACAACGATATTGGGAAACACGAGTTATTGCGCTACGACAGAAATGCATGGTTAGAAATAAACAAATAATCGATTTAAAACAATCGGATTTATATAATACATATAATATAGTTATAAAGAATTGTGGACTCATTATAATGTGTCTGTTTAATTTTGATATAACAGAGTTTATATATAATTATTTTATATATATATTAATTATTGTATGTTATAGTTTTTTTAACAATCTGCGAATTATCATAAGATATGGTACAATTACAGATGGTTAATCCGCATTTTATTAATTATAACCGGTTAGATATATTGAATATATCAATATCCATTTTATCTGTTTATTTTTTATGTTTATTATATATAAATGGGTTGTTCAAAAACTATTGGATCAAGAGCAGAAGTAATGCATGGAACAGCAAAGAAAACCAGCGGTGGGTTAACCAAACCCCAACTCAAATACAATAAACAAGGTAAAATTGTAAGTAAGAAAGCATCGGCACTTGCTAAGAAGAATAATCGCCTAGTAAAAGCAGGGTATACCACACAAAAAGGTGTTTTTGGTAGTGAGAAGATGAGGGGGGGGGATATTAAAGTTATAACCGAGAGTGATTTAAGGACTAAATTCTTATTGGCGTCTAATACTGATAAATTAGTTATTTGTAAAAAAAATAAAAGGTGGTTTGGAAAAGATACAACAACAAAACTAATTTTTATAAGTGAACAAAAAAAAGATGTATATAGAATTAAAAAAAACTATAATGAGTTATGTAGTGTCTTAAATGAAATATTAAGTATATCTAATATAATGAACGAATCATATGAAATTATAGAAAATACATGTAATAATTTGAGTGGTATTAAGTCAGTTGATGAATTGATCAAATCCAGTACACCTTATGTCGCGCATAACCCTGTCAGTGTCGCACATAACCCTGTCAGTGTCGCAACTAACCATGGCAGTGTCGCAAATAACCCTGTCAATTGCACAGGTTCCAATATATCTAATAAAGAATCATGTAATAAAACATCAGTTCATGCAGCACCAGTTCGTAAAGAACCAGTTACAAGAGATATCCTTAGTATAAGAGATTTATTGTCATTGAAAACAATAAAAACAATAAATACCGGATTGCATGGGCATATATTTTCAGTTGAATTACATAACGCCAGTATTATACATGGTATAGAAGGTATACTACTTGAACCCGGTAATTATGCAATAAAAGAAATATATACTGAAGATTTTAAAAATAAAGAAGTAGTTGTTCAAATGCGGTTAAGCAGTAAGTATATACAGAAATGTTATGGATATGTTACAGACTATTTAGATGCTAGTAATGAATTCACTTATATAATTCTGGAATTATGTGAAGGAAATGACATATCCAAGTTATTAATAGGTAATAAACATCTAGATGTACACACTCTATATAAGTGGTCGATTGAAATATTAGAGGGATTAGAACAAATGCATAATAATTTAATTGCTTGGAGAGATTTAAAAGATGAAAATATTATGCTATGTGGGTCAGGTGAATATCAAGATCAACATGTAAAATTAATAGGTTTTGGTCTCGTATCAATTCCCGATAGCAATATGGGAAGCAATATGGGAAGACTTTTACAAGGGACACCTGCATATATGGCACCCGAATGCTTTGAACGTGGACCGTTGATAAATATAGTTGCTGGACACCAGATTGATATTTTTGCATTCGGGATATTACTGTGTAAAATGTTTACTAAGATCATCCTTACTGCTAAATATGATCTGAAAAATATAAATAGTTCTGTTATTAAATTACCCGACAACTCCACTTTTAAGTCAGTGTTGAAACAAGATTCAGTATATAAGATAGTAAATATTGAGAATGAGAATGATGTATTTTTACCCAATGTAGAACATCTGGAACGTGTAAAATTGAGAGAAATAATTCATAAATGTACATTGCGAGACACTACGCAAAGATATAAACACGCGTCAGAAATTCTCATAGACTTCACCAACTTAACAAATGATTTGAATAGCCGGTTCAAAAACTCGTCATTTTAAAATTCGGCATCTTCTTCTTCTTCAACGACTGATTGAGTTAATCCCATTTCAATCATACTATACATACTATGGGCAAACTGTATCGAGTTTTCCAATTGAAACCCCGAGTTTAAGCAAGACAGGTCATAAATCAAATTGATCATATTTGATATATCTGATTTATCCGTATTAGCAAATGTATTCTTGATATTCAATATAATATTATGGGTTGGATTAATCTCCAATATTTTAGTTGGTTTTTGACTATTTTTACTAATCTCATCTCCGTCTGATTTGAGATTCATAAGACGTTCCATATTAGCAGTCCACGCACCATTACTTGTAATTAAACAAGCAGGTGACGTTGAAAGACGGTTGCTTAATACTACTTTCGCCACTCTATTGCCTAGGATTTCCTTCATTGTTACACATAATGTAACATATTCTTTATTAACCGCTTCTTTGTCTAATTGTATTTCTGCAGTTTTATTAATTGTTGTAATTGCTTCATCTAACAATGACTTAGTGAAAATGTTGGATTGTTCGCTAGATACATCGCTAGATACATCGCTAGATACATCGCTAGATACTGATATGAATTGATGACCATTATATTTCGTTGCGGATTGAATCATATATTCGTCGAGGGGGTCCGTCATATAAACGACTTCAATTCCATTATCTATTAGGCGTTCTATAAATGGAGACTGTTGCATAGTTTCAATTGAATCACCTGTTATATAGTAAATACATGATTGGGTGCGTTTCATTGATCCAACATATTCATCTAATGACCGATAGTTATATCCACCAGAGGATGTATAATATCGTAACATACGCATTAGGCGTGTTTTGTATTTAGGACTTTCTTGTATACCTAATTTAATATATTTAGAGAAACTACGATAGAATACCCCCATATCAGGATCATTCCCGGCAATTGTTTCGAGCATTTCCATTGATTTAACAACAAATGCGGTTTTAATTGCTTCTATAGTATTGTTATGTTGAAGCATTTCACGCGATACATTAAGGGGGAGATTTTCGGAATCGACAATACCATATACGAAATTCAACCAACTAGGTGTTAAACCCGGGCTATTTTCCATAATGAATACATTCCGCGAATATACTTTCAAACGCGATTGTTTATCAGTATTCATATATGGGTTGACATTTCTAGTCTTGGGAATAAAAAGAATGCCTTTAATTGATATTCTGCCTTCTACAACAAAGTGTTTTATCGCTAGATAATCCTCTGTTTCTTTACTAATTTCTCTATACAATAATTTATATTCATCGGGTGATACATCATCTGGTGATTTATTCCAAATGGATTCATCTTTATTAATTGTAATCCATTCATGTGTTATGTCTGTCTTTTTCTTTTTACGCTTTTCAATATATTCTGTATATATCTGGATTGGATGAACAACATATAGACTATGTTTCTTAATGACACTAATAATATTCTCATTTACCAGAAAATTTTTAGAAGATGGTTTAATATGAAGAACAATGAGAGTTCCACGCTCTGTTAATTGAGTATCTTGTGTAATATTATACCCCGTCTCATCCATTGCCGATGTCCATTTGAAGCATTCGCCATTCTTATTTGAATATACATCAATCCTACTTGCTACAAGAAATGCCGAATAGAATCCAACACCGAATTGCCCGATTAAGTTGGAATTCTGTTGTGAATTTTTCATAAATGCTTTAGTTCCAGAGTTTGCGATATTCCCTAAATTATTTAGAAGGTCATCATAATCCATTCCAATACCATTGTCCTGTATAGAGAGAGTTTGTTTTGCGGGATTAGCACGGATTTTAATGTAATATGAATCACCCCCCTGATTATTAACAACAATACTTTTATTGATGGCGTCAGATGCGTTAGATATTAATTCCCGTAAAAATATTTCTTTTTCACTATAAAAGGCATTAACAATTAAATTCATCAACTGTGGAATCTCGGCATTGAATTGAAAATTATCTGTTTTGGCGCTCATTATATTTTATATAAATTGTTAATTCTTTATATTGTGTGGAATTAATTTGGTTGTATATATTATAAAATGTTTAATCTAAATGATATTGTTAAATATAACACAGATAGTTCGAATAAACATCTAATTTATAGGATAAATAATGATAACACATGTATTATAGCTACAATAAAAAACGGGGGTACTATAACGTATGACGTTACCATAGATAAATTAACAAAAATCGATGATGTAGACTTAACACCCGAGGAGAAATCTATTAAAGACCGCTTAATAGATTTGAATCCATTTTTATCGGTTGAACAAATACACAATCTGCGATCCGCACCATCAAAAACAGAGGCCGTTCGTAACATTTCGAAATATAAAGTCGGTAACATATGGAGTAATAACCCTACTACGTATATTACGGGTGTTACTAAAACTCATAATAGTGGTCGAGGTAATGTAACATTTAGCGGTGGTCTAAATTCCCACAAAAAGAAATCCAAGAAACTCTCCAAAAAGAAACCCAAAAAATCCATTAAAAAGAAATCCACTAAGAAATCCACCAGTAAATCCACTCCGAAGAAACATAAAGGACCAAGAGGTGGTGTTTATATTATTAGGAAGGGTCGTAAGATTTACCAGTAAGTGAAGTTAAAACACATAAAAACATTCTTTTTATAACTATTAATGAAGATTATTTCTTTTGATATAGGTATAAACAATCTTTCTTATTGTATTTTTGATATTATTAGCGAAGACTCTAATAATAACACATCAGGAACAAATGTACCAAGTGAAACCACGATAACACTAGAAACAACAACACTAGAAACAAACACCCAAAAACAACCCTATACTATTGCCGATTGGAATGTTCTCAATATTAATATCGATGGTGTTAAGAAACCGACTATTCATTATCTCACACGGAATATCATTAAGTTGTTTGATGAACTTCCTTTATTTCTAGAATGTAATAAAGTTGTCATTGAGAATCAACCTTGTATGAAGAACCCCGTTATGAAAAGCATTCAGATGATAGTATATAGTTATTTCGCAATTCGAGGAATAACAGATAATAAAACAACATCTGAAATAGTTCTTATGTCAGCAAGTAATAAAACGAAGGTATATGATGGTCCACCGATTGAACTCGCTGTTAAATCTAAATATACGCGGAATAAGAAACTTGCTATATTACATACACAATATATATTGAAAGATGTTGAAAAACTAGAATTTTTCAATACACATAAGAAAAAAGATGACCTAGCGGATGCTTACCTACAGGGATTGTTTTATATAAAGAGGTGTAAGTTCATCTAATATGATGTGTTTTTATAAATGAATTATTGACCTATATAAATAACCTTGTCGACGTCATTCATTATATTCTCATCATGTGTTATTAATATAATTGTCTTCGTCTTAATCTTCTTAATCAAGTTCATAATAATCTTTTTATGGTCTATGTCAACAGCACTTGTCGGTTCATCCATAAGTAGTATATGACTATTCTTATTGAGTAATGCTCTTAATATAATAATAATCTGTTTCTGCCCTCCAGAAAGATTATTACCCAATACTCCAACATCTGTTTGTAGTTTATTCGTCAATCCATTGAATATATCCCATAGATCATAACTAGTAATTAGGTCATCTATATCTTTGTCCGTTGCAGTAGTCCCATATTTAATATTGGTTAATACATTATCCTTGAACAAGTTCGTATTTTGATTAACATATGATATACTACTACGTAATACATTAACATCTAATTCGTCTATATTATGCCCATCAATCTTAATAACCCCACTTTCAACATTATAGAAACCCAGTAATAATTTAATAAGTGTTGATTTACCACTTCCAGATTTCCCTATAACAGCAAGAGTTGTATTTGGTTGTATTTCTAGATTGAAATTATTGAATATTCTCTTTTTATCACTATAGCCAAATACAATATTAGAAAATGATATATGCCCGGATTTAATAATGTCTTTATCTACTATTTCTGGCGATGGTGTATTATCTGATATAAATCGGATGTATTTAATTTCATTTCTTATAACACTACAATTATATGATATAGCAGGTATTTCATTAGTAATTGATTCTATAAACCCTAAGAAGTCTGTTATAATCATAATATTTGCTATGAATATACCACTAAGATATTTATTGTCGCGAAAATCAATATAATTCTGTAAAAGCATAATACTATATGCCATTATAGATATAACTATAATTAATGATTTCATATTTGCAACACATAACAATGATATTGTATCCTTTGTTTTATATAAATGTTCTACATTTTCATTATTATTTATTTCTTTTTTGATATTTGACGATGTATATATACTTAACATATTCTGGAGTTTGTCATTAAGAACTTCATTAATTTTCTTGTAATATTCATATGATTTAACAAATTTATTCGAACAATCACGCATTTGATATATAATAGACAAAATAACCAATATAACTGATACTGTCGCAATAATACCTAATTTTCGACTTGTTGAAAATAAATAAATAATCATAAAAAATATACTTATTATCATCGGAATAATTTTTTCTATCATTTGTATAAGTAAATCTTTTGAGCAATATGGTATTTCGATTGATTTAATTATAATATCACTTGCGTCTATCTGTTTGAAATCTTTCTTGTATTTTTCTAAAATATTTTTATAAAGAAATGTACGGAAATACATGTAATAGTTGGGAATAATATAAGACTGGAGATATGTTATACCACATTGGGCAATACGACTAATTGCCCAACAAAGAATAATCATTATAAAAAGGACTTTTAAGTCGAATAGTTGAGATATATCACTTACTATATCAAACACTTTTCCATATAAAGTTGGAATAATAATTGTTTCAATTGGATATGAAAATAATATACAAATTACATAGAGGACAAAATGCCGTGTATTCTTTTTCATAAATTCATAGAATAATATATTGAATATACTATATAAATTATTCATATAGTATATATTTAGTTTTTTATTTTATTGTTATAATGTGGAGTTAACCGTTTTGGTTATAACACACAATTATTAAGTATATAACTGAACGAATTAATAAGAATATATTTAATAAATATTAATTAATATGCGTTCAAATTTATTTTCTATGTATACATTATATGCCCGGTGTTATGAATAAATTTAAAGCGCTTGTTCGTAAAGTTAAGAGATCAACATCAAAGGTTGTCCGTAAGGTAACGCCGAGTGGACTTGGTCGTAAAGTTAAGAAACCAGCCCGCAAGGTTAAGAAATCCACCACCAAGAAAAAGAAATCCACCACCAAGAAAAAGAAAACCAGTCGTCGTTAAATTTATTTCTTTTTAGTAAATTTTTTAGAGTTTGATGTTATCGGTTTATATGGTTTCGGTGTATAATTATCAATTAATTCCTTGCATTCATCAACCGTTATATTTCCAACATCCTTATCTTTAGGAAATGGAACATTTTTTTTTGTTTTATTTCTAGAACATTGTATATACATTCCATATTTTCCATTTAGAATCTGAATTGTTCCGAAGTCTTTTACTGTGTTTTTATTTAATTCATTCATACATTTAATCCCATCTTCAAGTGTAAATGTATTATGTATATTGTCGATTTTATATTCACATGTCTTATATTCGTCAAGTAATTTATAATTTTTCTTATTATGATTAACATATATCCCAAACTTACCATTTTTCAAAAATATATGGTGTTTCTCATATTCACCCAAATCAACTGGATATAAACACAACCCAGTTGCGTATTCTTCTGTTATACTATCAAAATTAATAGCACTGTCTAGCCCAACAATTTTATCACCACATTGAATAACAGGTCCAAACTTAGCAATATATGCAAACATTTCTTCACCGGTATTCTTATTAATTCCAATGCTTTTCTTGGGTTTATTATAACTATTTTGATTTACAGAACCATTGTTACTCTCTTGGCGACAAGTCTTACATTCATTAACCGCATTAATAAGGGGTTTATAGTATGAATCTACTACTGTATACCACACTTTATCTTGATGTACTATTTTATCCAACTCGTCTTCGATTCGTGCCGTGAAATTATAATCCATTATATCACCGAATTTATCCATTAGATAAGCAACTACCGACAATCCAATTTCAGTTGGAAATAGTTTATTTTTTTCACCGATAACATTTTGTTCTTTTTTTTCACATTCAATACCAGAACTATGTGATGAAATAGACAATACCTCATATTTAATTTTCTTAGTATGTTCATTCTTACGAACAACATAGTCCTTTGTTAATAGAATATCAACACTATTAGCATATGTAGATGGGCGACCAATTCCAACTGTCTCCATCTTTTTAATCAACGATCCCTCGTTGTATCGTCCTGGTGGAGTTGTATATGTTTCAGTTGTAGCAATACGACTATATTCAACCGGTGTATTAATGGTAAGTGATTTGAAATATTCTGCTAGTTTATTTTTAGCAACTGTACCACCACTATACAATATCATATACCCATCAAACACTTCTTCTTTTGTTGTACATGTAAATAATTCAGGACGCGTAGATATTGAGATATTTATTGTATAAAGATTATATATCATTGCACTCATCTGCGTGGCAACTGTTCGTGTCCAAATTAATTGATATAATCTGTTTTCAATTGAACTATCTCCCCCAGATATAGATAGTTTGGTGATATTCGTTGGTCTAATTGCCTCGTGTGCTTCTTGGGCATTCTTAGAATTCGTTTTATAAGTCCTGAATTTATGATATTTATCGGTATATGTTGTTTTAACATATTTTTCAATATCGTCTGTAATAAACTTAGACAATGTTATAGAATCTGTCCTATGATATGTAATAAGACCCCTCTCATATAGTGATTGGGCTATTGACATGACTTTTTTGGGTGGTAATCCAAGTTTCGAATACGCAAGTTGTTGTAGAACAGATGTTGTAAATGGTGGGGGTGGTTTTTGATTCTTATTTTCCTTATTAATATTATCAATCTTATATTTTGCAGATTGACATTCGTTCAAGAATGTAGATGTGTCTTCTTTTGTCTTAAAATTCTTATTAAGTATTCCATCCATCTCCAATGGATTAGTGGTAGTATGAAATGCTCCACTGGTTTTATAAAGCAATTCAGCATTGTGTTTTTTAACATCTATCTCTTTATCAACAACAATTCTTAAACACACGGATTGAACACGCCCTGCCGATAATTTGGGTTTTACATTACGCCACAACATAGGACAAAGGGTATAACCAACTAACTTATCTAATACTTGACGTGCTTGTTGTGCATGAACCATCTTCATATCAATTCGCTGCGGATCTTTAAGAGCATTCAATATAGCAGTTTTAGTAATTTCATGGAATACAATGCGGTCAGTCGTTGCTACGTCCAACTTTAACGTATTCGCGAGATGCCATCCAATTGCCTCGCCTTCTCTGTCTTCGTCCGAAGCAATAATAACTCGGTCACATTGTTTTGCCATATCCTGTAATTTCTTTATAAGTGGTTTACGGTCTTTTACTTGAGCGTAAACGGGTGCGTAATTATTATCTACGTCAATACCTAGTTTGTTATGTTTGACATTATCGAGATTACATATATGCCCAAGACTCGACATTACCGTATACGTATTCCCGTCTATATTGGCAAGAATTTTGGTGATGGTCTTTGCCTTGGTTTGAGATTCAACGATGATTAGTATTTTCATTATCCTTATACGTATACTATTGATTAAAGTTTAAATCGATTTTTTTTAAAAATCGATGGTCAAAACTATTATAGTTTATTAAACAGATCATGGTAAAGTTAGGGTCCTGTGATTTTTATATGGATGTGGTCGTGGCTAAGTGGCACGCCCTTCGTGTTGCTGGCGACCACGAAGCTGCTGCTGCTACTACTACCGAGGTTGCTACCGCAAATGAGATCATATCTCGTTTAATGGCGATGATCCCCACCGACACACCATGTACCGACAACGAGACTGAGACCATCGCCGACGACGGCTAGGACCGCCGACGACCCATCTACGTCACACCGCTGTTCCGGGGGTGCTACTCCCGAATTATAATAATTATTAATACTAAATGAAATACACGCTCATAATCATAATAATATTATATATATACGTGGATATTTCATATACAATAACTCGGTGACGGAATCAATATTGCTTGAATCTTAGAATTATGTTTACCTATATATACTTAAATCTTGGTTTATTTGTCTACCCGGTAAATCTATATCATATATATTTTTATTATTTTTATCGATGGTCAATAAAAGTAATAAGTTCCCAAAAAAAGGCAGATGTGATGGACTGTATCCATCAACTGTTATACTAAACCAGCAATATATTACTCGTATTATAGCGGTCGGTTGATTGATTGTTAAATTTATAAAAGTTAAAGATGTAACGTCTTAAAATTCACATTGCCTGTTGAATAACATACGGTGGGTTCAAGGTAATATTCACTATCTTATTATAAGACAACGGGTTATAATTTATCTCTTGTCGAAATAGATTATAATTGAAATTGAAAAATTGAATTCTACCGATGTTTAGAAGGTAGAATTTACTCGTACCGCGATTTGAACGCGGGACAAATGGTTAATAAGACCACTGCTCTAACCAGACTGAGCTACACGAGTATACGTTTGCTAATCAAACACTTCTTATATATACATATATAAGAATCTTTAAGTATATTTATTTAATAATATACATTTTATGTTTGCTAATCAAACACTTCTTATATATACATATGTAAAAATCTTTAAGTATATTTATTTACTAATATACATTTTATGTTTGCTAATCAAACACTTCTTATATATACATATATAAGAATCTTTAAGTATATTTATTTACTAATATACATTTTATGTTTGCTAATCAAACACTTCTTATATATACATATGTAAAAATCTTTAAGTATATTTATTTAATAATATAATTCAATAATTTCAATTGTTTTCTCATTTACATTCTTAATCCAATAATCAATAGTATCTGTCAATTTAAGAATTCGCTCAGTCCATTCTTTTTGTTTCGTTTGCATAATAGACATTACCCCCAATTTATTTAATCTCCAACAAGATGTAATTTTAACCCCGTCGGCATTTGTATAAGCATCCGGATTGAATCTTATAAATACAATCGGTCTATGTCCTAAGTCTTGTGATAGTTCCATAAGTCTTTTATTTTCACACGAAGATTCATAATTACTATGTTTGTTCTCATCTACTTCTACAATAATAATATGAGTTGCCATATCAAGTAATAGGTCAGGTCTTCGTTTAGAACACCCGTCTTTGATTATTTTATCGGCAATCCAACTAAAATCTGGGAATACTTCTTTTACTCTGGTTACTACGTCATTTTCTTTTGTTTTATAATTTCTATAAACTGGAATATCTGGAAAGAGGTTCACACAACAAGATAGACAATATCCATTATATTTTTTACGTTTTGTTGTTTCACACCAACTGCTTTTACACAGGGCGTTTCCACCACAGACTAAACAGTATGCTCTCATCTTACCGTGTTCACAATAACTACCTCCCAAACAGACCTTACATTTTGATCGAATCTTATTATGTTTGCAAATACTATCAGAATCGCACTTAATACATTGTGATTTGATTACATTATGAACACAGTAAGCATTTTTATTACAAATTTTACAAGTTGTTTTTTGTATATCGTGTTCACAAAAAACACTACCCCGCATAGCCGACAGTGGGTTTTTCGTTTACCGTGTTCGCAAATGCTAACCCCCGAACAAACCTTACATACATTTTTTGTTTTACCGTGTTCGCATAGTTTTCTAGTCGAACACTGAGAACAACCATATTTACCGATACCATGTTCGCAATAACCACTTCCGTCGCAGATGGTACAATATATCTTTTTTTTATCATGTTCACAATATAATCCATAAATATTACATTCTTTACACGAATCTTTCCGGTTGAGATGAATACATAGAGATGACCCTAGACACTCTTTACATCTATGCTTTAATTTACTATGAATACATACACTTGACCCGTGGCATGGTATACATTCTTTCTTTTTTCTATTATGTTCGCAAAAATATTGCGGTTTACATTCCCTACATGCCTCTTTTCGTTTCATATGAGGGCATACGGAGCCACCGCCACAGTCGACACAATATGTCTTAAGCTTCCCGTGAATACATTTAGGTCTCACATATTTCTTCTTTTCAATCTTAATATTTTCCATACCGCTTTCAATTGTTTTGACTTCACTGTTGTTCATTTTATAAGTACAATAATTTTATAATAAATTTACATCGATTTTTTAATTAAAAATTGATTACAAATATTGATTACAAATATTGATTACAAATATTGATTGTAATCAGTTATAAATTGAGTCCATGTATTATATATTTACGAGTCTTTCATTATAATTTAAAAATTGATTTATATTTATATAGTAATACAATTGAACCATATCAATATGACAGATTATACAAAACATCTTTATAAACATCAACAAGAAGCAATTCTAGAAAAAACACAACACCCCAAATGTTTAATTAACATGTGGTGTGGAACAGGGAAAACCCGAACATTTACACTATCATTGTTTATGGATTCTCTAAACACAAATGTAATCGTATTCCCATCACTCGGTTTAATTAATCAATACAACAATGATTATTTTGGAAGCGACGATACGATATTCAGTGATAATTTTAGTAAATACAAATGTTTAGCATTTTGTTCAGACAATGATTCTAAATTAAAAAAGAAATCAAAACAAATCACCTATACTACAAAAGAAACAACTTGTTCTACATTTTTAAAAAAAACAAATCATAAACTTATATTAGTTACATATAATTCATTCCAAAAGTTTGTAAATATTTGTATTGACAATAATATTAGAATTAATCGATTAATATATGACGAGGCACATCATATAGTCGGTGATAATATACAAGGGATTGTCTTTAATAATCCCGAATTGGACAACATTGTAGACAAAACCGAATTTTATACAGCAACACCAGTTAATCGTAATGGTATTACAATGTATGACAGAGACGAACCGGAAAATAGTGATTGTGGACCACTGGCGTATGAATATTTATATTATCGGGCAGTAGAGGATAAAGTTTGTAAAGCATTTATGACCCAAATTAGTTTATATTGTGAATTACCTGAATATAAAAATAAATATCAACCTATATTTGAATTGATTATACGAGGTTGTTTATCCGGTTCTTATAATTTCTGGAATGTATTAACATACCATAGTTATGTAAATGAATGCGATGACAAATCAGATAGTATTTCATCTGTAAACGAGTTTAGTTCTCAGCAAAATCAGAAATTAGTTAAACAATTATTTACAAAAATTCAAAATGAAGAATTCCCTGATACTAAATCACTTTATACAGTTGATAATGTGATTTTAAAAGGTGTTCATAGTGAAACGCGAACTAGAGTAGCGATTATTAAAGACTTTGATAGAAAAGTCCCTGGTAGAATTTATATTTTGTCATCATGTGGTATTCTAAATGAAGGCATCGATACAAAATGGGCTAATATGGGTGTTCCTATTAATCCATCGCAAAGTATTGTTAAAGAATCACAGAGAATTGGTAGATTAGTAAGAATCCCTGAACTGAATATGCAGGATGCTATTATGATGATTCCGTGTTTGGTTGATATTACTAAATATGGAACAATGGAAACAGATGAACAACAAGACGAAATGATTAGAACCGAACTATCTAAAACGGGGAATTTTAAAACTGCTCTGAATGTAATCAGTGCGTTTAAATATCAATATGACCCAGAATTATATGAGATGTGTTTAAGATATCCGAATATGTATGCACCACAAGAAGTAAAAGACAATCTTAAAAAACACGGATTAGATATTGAGGAAACACAAGGTGGATTAATTGATAATATTCAATATATTTGCGACAAAGAAGACATTATAATTGATTTGGAAGATAAAGAAGATTTAACAGATGATGAATTGTTAGAATATGTATCGGAGAACCTTGATAAAACAATTGAAATTCATACACAAAATCACGATGAACCAATTCGTTCAATTAATAATGAAAGTAGTGATAATGAACCATTAAGATTATTCTATTCGGAAGATGATGAAGAGTATTCACCAATTACAAAAATGGAAAAGAAGAAGAAAGTAGTAAAAAAGGGGAATATTGATAGTCCAAAAAAGAGAAAACCAATCTTTAATGTACATACACATCCAGATTTGGATGTAAGATGGAATATTAGTAATGTTAAATTGAATAATGGGTTTGGTCAAGGTGTATTAGATGTTAATATTAATTGGAATGAAGTGAAATGGTATGAGAATTTGGAGGAATTGAAGGGGTTTATTGATAAGGAGAATAAAACACCAAATCAAATAGGTAAAGAAAAAAAAGAACAATCATTAGGTAACTGGTTATCTAGACAATTACAAAATCACAAAAAGAAAAGTCAAATAATGTCAGACCAATCAATATATGATAAATGGACTAAATTCATAACAGACTCGAAGTATTCGGATTACTTCGTTGACAATAAAACGAAATGGGAACAAGACTTATCCGAATTGAAGACATTTATTGATGACAAACAAGATAGACCTAATACTAGAAGTAAAATCCCAAGTGAAAAACGACTTGCATGCTGGTTATCTACACAAGTTACTAATCACAAAAAGAAACGTGAAATAATGTCAGACCAATCAATACATAATAAATGGACTGAATTCATAACAGACCCGAAATATTCGGATTACTTTGTTGACAATAAAACAAACTGGAAACAAAGCTTATCCGAATTAAAGATATTTCTTGATGACAAACAAGATAGACCTAATCAAAATAGTAAAATCCCAAGTGAAAAACGTATTGCATGCTGGTTATCTACACAAGTTACTAATCACAAAAAGAAACGTGAAATAATGTCAGACCAATCAATACATAATAAATGGACTGAATTCATAACAGACCCGAAATATTCGGATTACTTTATCGACAATAAAACAAAATGGGAACAATATTTATCAGAATTAAAGACATTTATTGAT